TCCTAATGGGCGATTACAGCGAGCACAACGAAATGGCGCAACCCTACGATGAGGAAAGAGTAGTATCACCAACATGATCAAACTTATTGCATCACAAGTAACGATTGACGCTGCAGCCGGCGAGACAGGCCGCCGCGAAATAACTGGTGTGGCCGTGCCCTACGGTGTGGCCGCAACGGTTGCTGATGGCACGTCAGTGATCTTTGAGCAGGGCAGCTTGCCAGTTGACGGTAAAGCGCCGCGCCTTTACATGAACCATGACGCAACTAACGCCATTGGCATTGTGACTGAGCGCGTAGACACGCCAGAGGGCATGATGTTTACGGCCAAGATCAGCCGCACACAGGCTGGCGATGAGGCACTAATTCTTGCTATGGATGGCGTTTTAGACAGCGTGTCGGTAGGCGTAAACCCGATCAAATACACCACCGCAAAAGACGGCACAGTTACCGTGACCGCTGCAGACTGGATCGAGTTAAGCCTTGTGCCAGTACCAGCGTTTGCCGGTGCGATCATTACCGACATTGCAGCGAGTATCCCACAAGACAAGCCAGAAATAAGTACTATAGAAACAGAACCTACACAGGAGACAGAACCCATGAGCGAAGCAACCATCCCAGCAGTCGAGGCAACAATCCCAACTGCACCAATTTTTGCACAAGCAAAACGCAAGTTTGTTATGCCAACCGCAGCCGAATACATGGCAGCAATGCACTCAGGTGGAGACACTTTCCACAACGTCAACGCCGCTTACAAAGAAGCTGTGCGCGATCAACAGTCAGCATTGCAAGCAGCTGCAGGCGATGTGCTTACCACCGATACGCCGGGTCTCTTGCCAGTGCCAGTTCTTGGGCCAGTGTTCCAAGACCTGAACTTTGTGCGACCAGTTGTTAGCGCGTTTGGTGCTCGATCAATGCCAAACACACCAAGCAAAACTTTTACACGGCCAACAATTACCACGCACACAAGCGCTGCAACACAAACTGAAAACAGTGCAGTAAGCGCAACCACAATGGTGATCGCAGCAAACACCGTCACAAAAACAACGGTTGCTGGTCAAGTCACGTTGACAATGCAAGACATGGACTTTACTGATCCAGCGTCAATGAACATCATCCTTAATGACCTTGCAGGCGAGTACCTGATCAAGACTGATGACATTGCAGCCGATGCACTTGTTGCAGGTAAGACTGCATCAGGCTCGACATGGACTGTGACAGCCGATAACCCAACCTCGTTGATTGACTCTTTGTATGACGCAGCACGCGAAATCACAGAGGACAGCAACTACTTTCCAACACACTTGTGCGTATCGCCAGATGTGTGGGGCAAGTTGGGCGCACAGCTTGACGGCTCAAAGCGACCAGTTTTGGGTTACACCACAAACGGTGTGATCGGTCAAAACAGCATCGGTCGCGTTGGTGGCTTGCAATACACCGGCATGGATGTAATGGGCTTGTCACTTGTTGTTGATAACAACTTTGCATCTGGCACAATGCTTGTTTGTTACGCACCGGGCTTTGAAATCTACGAGGCTCAACAGGGCGTTTTGAGTCTGCTCAACCCATCTACGTTGTCAAGAACTTTTTCCTACTATGGCTATTTTGCAACATTTGTTGCTAAGTCCTCGTTTATTCAGGGCATCGTAATCGCTTAGTCTGTAGCGGACTTAGACCGCTATGGCCACATACAACACTGCTACAAAACAACTCATTAGCAACTACGCGTGCATAAGCACGTTAGAGCCAACTGACATTGTTGTTGGGCAATCAATAACTGTTGCTCTTATTGGCGCACCGTTTAACGGCACGTTTACAGTGCTGGCGTTGCCACAGTACGAGTACACAGGGATTGACAACACAACTGGCGAGTTTCTTTACAACGAGGATGTAGCACGGCCCAACCAAATCATCTACGCCGCTACAGGTAGTAATGTTGAGTACGCAGCGTTTTACGCCGGCACAGTTGTTTACACGCAGTCATGCACATGGGTTACAACAGCTGCACTGATCACATACTTAGGCGTGACGATTACTAACCCGTCAGACGATTACACGCTTGCTGAACAAGCACGAAACGCAGGCAATGATTTTTGTTACCGCCGCCGGCAAGAGTCTGGCTATTTTGACAGCCTTACCACGTCACCGGGTCACGATGCCACGCTAGGAACACTGATGTATTGTGCAGCATTGTGGCGTAGCCGAGGCAGCATAGAAACCGCTTATGCAGCGTTTGACACTATGGGCACACCAACCCAGCAGTCACTGACACCGATAGTTAAGCAATTGTTGGGCATCCCTCGACCAGCGGTTGCCTAATGCCTGCACCGTACACAGACCTACTTAACGAGGCCATAGACGATGTTGCAGCCACGCTGACAGCCGTTAGCGGCTTGCGCGTGGTAACAGACCCAACTCGATTAGTTCCTAATTGCGTGTTTCTATTAGCGCCAAGTTTTACGACTTACGCAGGCAACGGCAACATTGTGACTATGGATTTTCCGCTTAAAGTTGTTGGGTCTGGGCCTGCAGGGTTGCCAGTGTTGCGCGAGATTTTAAGCATTGTCGCGCTAGTGCTGGCATCTAAAGTAATTGTGCTGTCTGGTCAACCTGGCTCAATTGAGATTGGCGGCGCATCCTTTCCGTGCTATGACCTGTCAATCAAAGTGCAGGCACAGACCGCATGATTTACACAATTGCGTCTATCAGACTTGGCATTATTGGTGACCCTTATGTGCCAGCTGACGGCATTAACGTGGCAGCGCTATTGTCTGGCGGTTTCATTGTTGAGCAATCCACACCTAAACCTAAAAAACCTGCTAAAACTAGTACAGAACCTAACGAGGAGATTTAACCAAAATGGCGACATCAACATATCTCAGCAACGCGACCGTCCAAATTAACGGTGTGGACGTCACAGATCAGGTTTCTGCAGCCAGCATTGTGCGCGTCATAGAGGCTCTGGAATCAACTAGTTTTGGAAAAACAGCCCGCGTCTACGTGGGGGGGTTGGAAAACTCTACGTTGACTTTGACGATGTACAACAGTTTTGCAGCGTCAGAAACTTACGCAACTTTGGCTGCACTTGTGGGCACATCCACAACTGTTACAATTAAACCGACTAGCGCGGCAACCAGCGCAACAAACCCAATCTCAACCTTGACAGGCTGCTACCTAGAAACCTTGCCAATTGTCAACGCCGCACTAGGCGCGCTAGACACAATTGACATTACGTTTACTGGTGGCGTGTACTCAGTCGCAACGTCTTAAAAACAGCCGGCAACGGCCCGACACGAAAGCAGGCTTATGAAAGTCAAATTAGAATTAGACCTACAAGACGGTCGCGGCACACGCACCATGACCACAAATATGTTTGTGGTATGTGAATGGGAAAAACTAGAAAACCGCAAAGTTTCTGACGGTAAAGGTATTGGCTACAGCGACATTGCTTGCTGGGCATATCACCTATGCAAGCTGGCTGGTGACACTGTGCCGGACACTTGGCGCGAATGGGTTAAACAGCATCCAAACATGGATTTAACCTCAGTTGATGAGACAAACCCAAACCCTACAGCGTTGGCACTTACCGAAGACAACTAGCAGAAATGCTGGTAGCAGTAGGATGGTGGCCAACGCACATCGAGTTTGACACACGCGACCTAGTTACGGTGATTAGTGTTATAGAAAAGAACAACAAGAACAGGTGAGTTTCTATGACAGTCAACACGACCATTCAGGTGTCTGGCGTAAAAGAAACTATTAACGCACTTAAAAAAATTGACCCGCAACTGCAAAAAGACTTTAGAGCTAAAGCCAACGACATTGCACAGCCAGCCATTAACGCTGCAAAAGATGTTTATACACAAATACCGCTGTCTGGTATGGCCTATAAGTGGACTAGTCGAGACCGTAAACTATTTCCATTTAGCGTGGCAAAGGCTAAGAGCGGTGTCAAACTACGCATTGACACAAGACGTAATGCTGTAGGCGTAATTCTTATTGAGCAAAAAGACCCGGCAACAGCAATCTTTGAGACTGCAGGCCGCGCTAATGCAAACCGTCTAGGTGACTCATTGGGTTTTGTGGGCGCTGGTCGCACACGTTTAATTGGGCCTGCGGTGTATAAAGCGCGTCGAGGTGTGGAAGCTGAGATGGAAAAGATGATTTTAGATACAGCGCGCACAGTTAGGCAGGCAATGTAATGCTGTCTATTCCCATTATTTCAGAGTTTGACGGCAAGGGCATTGACAAAGCCATTAAAGAATTTAAGCAACTAGAAACTGTAGGTGAAAAGGCACAGTTTGCTATTAAAAAGGCTGCCATACCTGCTGCTGCTGCGCTTGGCGCGGTCACTGCGGCTCTTGGTGCTGCGGTGGCCGCAGCTGCAGAGGATGAAGCACAAGCCGCGCAACTTGCGTTGACATTAAACAACGTCACTGGCGCAACAGAAAAACAGGTTAAAGCTACTGAGGACATGATTAGCGCAATGTCAAGAGCAACCGGCACAGCTGACAGCGAACTACGCCCGGCACTGGCTGTATTAGTTACTGGCACAAAGGACATTGCTACAGCAACAGAGGCACTAACGCTGGCGCAAGACATCGCCATTGGCTCAAATAAGTCATTAAGTGAGGTCAGCGATGCGCTTGCTAAGGCGTATGGCGGCAACATGAAAGGCCTACAAGCCTTGTCACCAGAGATTAAAGCCATGATCAAAGACGGCGCGTCACTCGATGAAGTGATGCAAGTACTTAGCGGCACATTTGGTGGTGCAGCTGCTACCGCAGCAGATACCGCTGCAGGGCGTTTTAAGATACTTAAAAACTCGTTAGACGAAACCAAAGAGTCAATTGGCGCGGCGTTGCTACCAGTTGTGCAAGCGGTGTTGCCCGTGTTACAAAAATTTGCTGATTGGGCACAAAAAAACCCGCAAGCATTTTTGGCTATTGCTGGCGCGATCACCGCAATATCTGTGGCAATTTTGGCAGTCAACTTTGCAATGGCATTAAACCCATTTACAGCAATTGCGGCAGGTATCGCAGCGCTAGTAGTTGGCGTTGTTTACGCTTACAAAACGTTTGAGACATTCCGCAACATTGTTAACAGTGTGCTTAACGGCCTGATCAGTGGTTTCGAGACTTTTGCTAACGCGTACATCTCAGCAATAAACCTGATCATTCGAGGCATGAACCTGATTAACCCGTTTAGCGACATCCCGTCTTTGCCATCACTTAGCTTGCCTAGCATCGGTGGCGGTAGTAGCAGCGATTTTGCAGGTGTAAGTGAGCGCGCAGGTATGCCACAAATAAGCGCAGCAATGCCGGCTATGCCTAGCCCTGCAGCACCTATGGCAAGCAGTGGTGGCGGTGGTGGTGGCGGTGGTGGCGGCGGATTCCGCAGTCAAGGGCCATCTTTTGGGCCTGCAGCACCGTTTAATCCGTACTCAATGTTTAATAACTCAAAATACGGCCCTGAATTTGTGATAAACGTCAACGGCGGTATTTCAACAAGTGCTGAAATTGGCAAGTCTGTAGTTGACGCGTTAACCCAGTACACGCAGGTGTATGGGCCTGTTGACGGTTTGTTTAGATAATGCCTGGCTCCACAGTCATCACTGGCGGCACCTACCTTTTGGAGCTGTCTAGCGGTTACGACGGCGAAGCTTTTTATTTGGATGACTCAACATTAAACGGCCCTGACGTGTTGGACGGCAACGGCGAAGATTACAACGACATTACAAACGTGGTGCAAAACATTACGATTAGTCGAGGCCGTCACAAACCGTTAGACGTGTTTGGCCCTGGCACAATGTCTGTGTCAATCAGTGTGCCGGTAGGCAACCGTGACTATGACCCGTTAAACACCTCTAGCGTTTATTACAACACGCAAACAGAGCAGCCAGGCCTAGCACCATTAAGGCCGATCAGGTTAAGCCGCAACGGTGAATACTTGTTTACAGGCGTAGTGACGACGTTTAATCAGACTTACAACATGGCTGGAATGACCACCTACAGCATTTTTGCTGCCGATAACACTTATGTGCTTTCGCAAGGGTTTTTGCCTCAAACCGTGACCACTAGCCAAACCTCGTCAGCGCGCATTACAGCCGTTTTAAGCGCTGCAGCCTACACAGGCGCTACATCCTTGACCGCCACGCCTACAGCCACGCTAGGGGCTTACACGATCGCTAGCGGCACAAACGTAAACGCCTACATAAACCGCATACAACAGGCTGAACAGGGCCGTATTTTTTGTGATCGAGAAAACGTGCTGACCGCGCAAGAGCGCATAGGCACAACATTGGCAGCGCCAACAGCCACATTTGATGACACTGGCACAGCTACACCATATGACGCGGTGTTTGTAGAGTTTGATCAGCAGACAGTTATAAACAATGCCAGCGTGACTATTGAGTCTGGCGGCACGTTGCAAAACTCTAATAACCCTGCGTCAATAGCCCAGTACTTTACGCAGACCGAAGCGATCACGGACAGCCTGCTATCAACCAACGCGCAAGCTGCAACCCTGGCAAGTTACTTGCTGTACCCAATACCGCGCCCACGTTTTACCAGTGTGTCAACCACATTTGCCAGTTTGACAGATGCTCAAAAAACAGCGTTAGCACCGATAGAAATTGGGCAAACCGTGTCAATAACTAAAACGTTTCCATCCGGCACACCGCTAAGCGTCAACCAAGACCTAAGCGTCGAGGGCATAGATCACGTTATAGACATGAACACAGGCCACCGCATGACCCTATGGACATCACCAACAGTCATCCTAGATCAGTTCATTTTAGATGACATCACATTTGGTGTGCTATCTACCACCAATGCACTAGGTTAGGATAAAGTACAACCATGGGAGCAAACGCGCAAACTTCAGTACCATTATTTGTGGCAAATGCGGTGCTTACCGCAGCACAACAAAACATCAGCGCTGCTACTGGCGTACCAGTATTTGCAACAACTGTCACGCGTGATGCCGCGTTCGGAGGGTCTAACAAAGTTTTAGCAGAGGGCCAGCTGGCATATATCGAGGCCAGCGACATTGTTCAATATTATTCTGGCTCGTCATGGCTTACTCTTGGGCCTACAGCAAGCGCAATTAGCGCAATAGATGTAAACCGCGTAAACACATCGCAAACAACTGCCAGCACAAGCTATGTAGGTTTGACTACAGCGCAAACAATAACAATGACAACAGGTACTAAAGTTCTAGTTTTGTTGTCTTTCAATTTTGCTGCAGATGACGCAGTTGAATCCTATGCCAGCGTTGCTGTATCTGGTGCAACCACTACTGCTGCATCTGACGCAAACAGCGCGTATGCGCAATCATCAAAAAGCGGAGGCTATCAATTTTCAGTTGCAAACGCTATACCTCTAACAGTAACTGCAGGTAGCAACACTTTTACAATGCAATTTAGACAAACTGGATCATTAACAACAAACAAAAATAGAACCATGACTGTAATTGCTTACTCATAATGAAAAGATACAAGGTGACACTATGACTAATTACATACAAGTTTTAGTAGCAAACTATGTCGGCGCTCAATGGACTATTTCTGAAAACGATTACGACACACTTGACTGGCTGAGTAACACAACAAAACCGACACAAGCCGAACTAGACGCACAATGGCCCACAGTCAATTACAACAACCAATACTCTGCAGTAGAAACAACACGCCGCACACAATACGAGGCGCAATCAGACGGTCTGTTCTTTGAGTGGCAACGCGGCACAAACACGCAAGCCGCATGGGAAGCCGCCGTACAAGCGGTAAAAGATGCAAACCCGTACCCACCTAACCCTGCCAGCTAGTTTCGTGTTTGCGTTTATCCTGACCGCCTGCGCCACAACACGCACAAACGCGCCAACCAACATCTACCAATGTAAAACCGTTAGACAATGCGAGGCCACTATTAATGGATAAACAACGAGCAGAAATAGAACACTTACACGCGCGCATGATCGTGTTTGTTGGCTGCACAATCGCAGTAACATTTGCAGTCACAGTCATAGGTTTTGTTATGGGCTTGCTGTTTATCTCACAACCTTTAGAGCAATCACCAAACGACGCACAGTTCATTGACTTGCTATCAACGCTTACAGTCTTTATGACCGGCACGTTGTCTGGCCTTGTTGCCGCTAACGGCCTAAAACGAAAACAATCTGATGCCAATACTGCCAGCCAACCCTAAAATCATTGGCTCACGGCCATACACAGGTAACAGCGATGGTGCAGCTGCAGGCCCAATAGACAGCATGGATGAATGGATACGGCAAGCCATCAAATATGGTGCCGGCTCGTTTTGGAATAACGGCAGTTGGGGCATACGAGATATGCGCGGCTCAACAAATTTAAGTGTTCACGCCACAGGTCGAGCAGTTGACTTATCATACCGGATGTCTGAAAAACAGCCAACAGCAAACCGTAAAGGGTCAATGGCATTTCTACGCATACTTATAGACAACGCAAACGAACTAGGTGTTGAATGTGTACTTGATTATTTTCCTAAAGCATTTGGGCGCGGCTGGCGCTGTGATCGTCAAGCTTGGAAGTCATACAGCAAACCCGAAATACACGGCGCACCAGGCGGCGACTGGATACACGTTGAAGTATCGCCATTGTTTCTTAATCAACCGTTAAACCTTATACAGCAAGCGTTTAAGAGGGTATTCACCGAACTGCCACAGTAATGCCCTATGGTGGAAACACCGACGATAGGAGATGCAATGGCAGACGCAAAAACATATATTTACGAGGTTTACACCACGCACCTAGACAGCAGCCAAATGGTGCTTGTGCAGATATTCCGTGACCCTGAAACAGACAAAGTGCTTCACGCTCAAATTGCGTTTAAGGATGCAATCGGAGACAGCTGGCAGACCCCTTACCAATTGGAGAAAAAATGACATATTTTGCAATCAAATTAGGTGCATGGCTAATAAGTGGCTTAGCGGCGTTTACGTTGCTTTGGGACGCTAACAAAGCGCCTGAGCCAAAACTAGAGTTAGGCGCACAGATAACTACCACGCTTAACAGTGTTGTGCTAGTGACCGTTGCACCAACCACCACAGTGCCTAAAGGCTGTGCACAGTATGTGGCTGACGCAATTACCGCTGGCTGGCCTGCAGATCAATCACCAATGCTGGCACGCGTAATGTTTCGTGAGTCTCGTTGCAATCCGCTGGCGTTTAATAGCCAAGACAGCAACGGCGGTAGTCGAGGCTTAATGCAAATAAACGGTGTGCACGAAACATGGCTTAAAGACGCTGGCATCATTACACATTTAGATGATCTGTTTTATCCAGATGTAAACCTCACAGCTGCAGTACACCTCTACCGTATGGTGGGCTGGTCAGCATGGGCAAGTACACATGGCTGATAACCCATATCCCGAAACTGGCATTACAGAGGAGACCCGGCAAATGTACCCCGATAACTACAGCGACAAACTAGGCAAAGTATTTGGCGAACTCATAGATGACATTGTTAGACCAAACCACAAACCTCGACCAATAGACCGGCTAGATGATCACAGCATATTGCTGGACGAATTAGTGCTTATGTATGAAGCACACATGACCATTGGCGGTGAGCAAAACAGATTTAACGCATCAGTAATTAAAGCGGCAATAAATGTTATACGCGCCTTGTAAAGCCTGTGGGCTAACCATGCACGGCACAAGATACCGGCACAACCCAGAAAAGGTTATGTGGTTACATCCTGGCTTAAAAGCGTGTACTAGAGTAAAACCAATAAACCCGACAAACAGAAAGAACCCGACATGAATGACCAACTAGAAATGTTTACAACCACCTTGGGATTGGCTGGAGAACGCACGCAAGTTGCGTTAAACCATCCAAGTGTTGCTATTGCACGCAACGCGCCAGACACGTCAAGACAAGCCGGTGAAGCTGCCAAACCGCACGCAGGCAAACAACGTGAGCTAGTGCACTTTTGGATTAAATGGGCTGGCCGCACAGAGGCTAAAGGCATGACAGCAGACGAAATAAGTGTGCTACTAGACCTACCTGCACAGTCTGTGTCAGCACGCATAAACGGTTTGCATCGAGATGCTTACATTGTTGACAGTGGCACACGCCGTAAAACACGGTACGGACGCAATGCCATAGTTTGGGTTGCTTGCTAATGGCACACTTTGACCTATCGCTTTACGAAACAGTTGCACAACGCCTTGTGCGCTGGTGGACAGAATACCCAGGCGGCAGAATTATTACGTCAATACATCACTATGACGGCTCAACGATCATTATGCGTGCAGAGTGTTTTAATAACGAGGACAAACTTATTGCGACTGGCTACGCCGAAGAACAAATTGGCGGTAGCGGAGTCAATAAGACAAGTGCAATCGAAAATTGCGAGACCAGTTGCATTGGTAGAGCAATATCAAATTCTTGCATCGGGCACACAGGTGAGCGTGCATCAGCAACAGAAATGGACAAAGTTAACCGGGTCAACAGTGCGCCGGCTCGACCAGACACACACGGCAGCGCTACACCTAAACAGATCGGTTTCTTAAAGAGCCTGGCACGCGGCAAAGGTTGGGACGATGTGCAGCTGCTGGAATACATCCACCGATTACTACAAGTTGATGACGTGGTAGTTGAGACTTTAACCGCAGGTCAATGCTCGGCTGTTATAGATGGGCTAAAGAAATGAGCCGCACAGTTTGGCTTGCAATAGCCCTAGCAGTGTTATGCACTGTTTTAATGGCATGGTCTGATAAGAAGTAAAACTTACACAATCGGCTAGTTCCGGATACCTAAGCCTGTCGCAGGGCGGTTGGATGATCTGCGGTAACGCAGTTAGACCGACGCGCACAAAACCTGCTACACGAAAGGCAATGTGCTAAGCGTTGGGGCGACTCGTAAACATAATCGAGTGATGTGCAAGGTAATCGGATTGAGGCAGCCCGATGGGTAGAGCATCATCACTTTGGCTTAGATGACATATTAAATGACATACACTTAACAAACCGACACAAAGGAATAGCCCGATATGCAACGTCAACCTCAAACAACGAGAGCAAGCGCGTTAGCGCGCGGTAGCAATGTCTAAAGAACACAGCAACCCCGAATACAAACGCAACCGGGCCATAATCCTGCAAGGCAAACCAACCTGCAATTACTGTGACAAACCAGCCT